TTCTGATGAAGTAGAAACTAAAACTGAAAAACCGAAACTATTTAAAAAACCTAAAGCGAATCCTTATAAAAAACATGATGACGCAAGTGATCCTGAAATTGAGGCATTTGCTAAAGGTGAATTAGAGAAGTTTCACAGAGAGAAAGCAGAGACAGCAACCGTTCAAAAGGACACTGAAGCATCAGAAGAAATTGCAAGCTTAGATGGTAAGGCAACTCCTTCAACTGAACGCCCTGAAAATGCAGAAGAACGTGTCTTTAAGAAACGCTATGGCGATTTGAAAAGACACTATGATTCTACACTCGGAAAGCATAAAGATGAAGTTCGAACTTTAAGAACTCAACTTGAACAATCATCAAAGCAGTTTATTCCGCCTAAATCTAAGGATGAATTAGAATCCTGGAGAAAGGAGTATCCCGATGTTTATGAAATGGTTGAAACCATTGCCATGGATAAAGCGGATAGTCGAACAAAAGAGATGGAGACTAAGTATCAAAATCTTCAAGTTCAACAGGAAGAAATTGCAAAAGAAAAAGCTGAAGTAGAACTTTTAAAATTGCATCCTGATTTTAATGAACTTCGTTCAAAAGACGATTTTCATGAATGGGCTGCAAAGCAAGATCCTGTTATTCAAGATTGGTTGTATGAAAATACAAGCAATGCTTCACTTGCTGCCAGAGCTTTAGATCTATATAAAATGGATCGGGGACTTGGCAAGTATAGTAAGAAAGAAGAACAGACTGCTAAAAAAGAAGCTGCTAAAGTGGTAAGTAAAACTAAAAAAGCAGAAGCACCAGATGCTCCTACAAAGAAAGTTTGGTCTAATGCTGAAATTTCTAAGATGAATGTTCGTGAGTATGCTAAGTACGAAGAAGAAATCGATAAAGCTGTACGAGAAGGTAGAATTCAACCTTAATACTAACTATAAATTGGAGGCTAACACATGGCTACAATGGGACAAGCTGCAGGTTATGTCAATTTACCATCAGGTAATTGGGTACCAGCAGTTTATAGTCAAAAGGTTCAAAAATTTTTCAGACGTGCATCAGTTGTTGAAGATATTACTAACACTGATTACGCTGGAGAAATTGAAAATTTTGGCGACACGGTAAATATCGTGAAAGAGCCCTCAATTACTGTGAGCGACTATGCTCGAGGTCAAACTGTAAACACACAAACTTTGGCAGATGATAAGTTACAACTTACTGTCGACCAAGGTTCTTACTTTGCGTTTAAAGTAGATGACATCGAAGAAAGACAATCACATGTAAATTGGGAAGCTCTAGCAACTTCTTCAGGTGCTTATTCACTAAAAAAGAACTACGACTATAATGTATTAAAATACATTTATGACAATGCTTCAACATCAGCGTCGAACACTGGAACAGATGCTTCGCCGATTGATGGAGATGCTGCAACTGATACATTAGCAAATGTTATATCAGCTGCTAAAACAGTTCTTGATGGTAATGACGTACCAGAAGAAAACAGATGGTTTGTTGCACCACCAGCTTTTTACAAGCAATTGAGAAAAGCAGCGGCAAAGATTATGGACCAATCAATAATGAATGATGGTTCTGCATCTTCTATGAGAAACGGTTTAGTAACGGATAGACCTTTATTTGGTTTTAGACTTTACTCAACTAATGCGATAGCAGTTTCAAGTGGAGCAGCATCATCTAAAACGTTCGGATCAGCAGGATCTAATGAGTATGCAATCCTTTATGGGCACCAAGGTGCAGTTGCTACGGCAAACCATATTGCGAAAACAGAACTTATTAGAGACCCTGATTCATTTTCAGACATCGTGAGAGGCTTACATGTTTTCGGAAGAAAAATTCTGAGATCAGATGCAGTTTACTCTGGTGTTATAACAGTAGGTTAATTGGGAGGATAATAGATAGACTATGGCTACATATAATGTAACAGGTGTAGGTGGGACTACTGGACATCCGTCCAATGGTAGAACACCTTATCTGGTAGAAAATACAATTGATGTATCAGCAGTTAACGGTGACTCAGGTTCAGCACAGAATGACGTTCTTAAGTGCATAGATGTACCTGCAGAAACACTAATAATGGCGGCAGGCGTAGAAGTGCTAACAGCATGTTCAAGTTCTGTAGTTATCGATATTGGTGTCACGGGAAGCACAGCAGGATTTTCTGATCCTGATGCTTACGTAGATGCTTATGATGCTACAGGTGCAGCTTATGCACCTAGAGATCTCAATGACGCAGCACCTATGCTTACGATCAAAACAGCAGATACTATCGATGCTTTGATGGCTGGTGCAGCTTCGAGTGCGGGTAAAATCCGTGTTTGGGCAGTACTATGCGATCTTTCAGGTATTGATGAATCAGATAATAATACAAGTACACAACACGATACAGCAGTATAATAATACTGTTTAATTTTAAGGGGGGTATTTTATATCCCCCTTAATAAAACCCTTATTAATTAGGAGAATAAAATGACTACTTATGATTTAACTAAAAAAACTAATGCTAGTACGGGACAAATAGTTATGCCTTCTCCCCACGAAATAAGGTTACAGAATTTAGAGGATAAAGTCACTTCACAAAGTGAAACATTGGAACACATTGTAAAGTTACTCAATGAGTTATCAGAAAAGAAATCAGCTTCTTGAAATAATTCAAGAGTACAAGTCTGATAATACTGCCCTTAAGGAGCAGATTAAAGATTTAAAAAAACAATTAGACGATGCAGAGTCTAGGATTAAAAGATTACTAATTCGTTTTGAACAATTTGAATATGACAGTAAGGACGAAAAATAATGGCTACAACATACTTAATTTTATCTAACCGAATCTTAAGAGAATTGAATGAAGTTGAAATGACTTCATCAAATTTCTCTAGTAGTCGTGGTATTCAAACAGCAGTTAAAGATTTTATTAATAAATCAGTACACGATATTTATAATGAGGGAGTTGAACTTCCTTTATTACATTCAACAACGACTCAAGCCCTTCAAGTAGGCGATGGTGAATATGATTTTCCATCGAATATGCGTAGAGTGGACTTTGAGTCTTTTTTTTTAAAGCCAACTGAATTAATTACTAACGGAGAATTTACTTCAAATATAACCAGTTGGACTAATGCTACAACTGGGGCTGTAGGAGAAGGAACTCCTGCATATAATTCTGGTGGTAATGGACGATGTAGATTAAATGATGCTGCAGTATCACAAGCAATTACTACTGTAAAAAATAAAACTTATAAAGTTCAAGTAAGGGTTATTGATTCTGCATCAGGAGGTTCTAGTTTAGCTGTTAAAGTAGGTAATGCAGCTCATGCTACAACTGATTTAAATGCAACTTTAACTGTTACGAATTATGGTGAAGGTAATGTTTTAGATACAACTTTTACAGCAAGTCAAGTAGCAACCTATATTACTATCATTAATAGTGATGCAAATAATCTTGATGTTGATTATGTTAGGGTATCTAGAAGTGATATTGCACCTAGAAAATTAGCTAGTATTACTTATGATACTTATTTACAAACTAATAAAGTTGCTGATGATGTAAATCTTAGTAGTGCATATGGAATTCCTACAAAAATAATTAGAAAACCTGATTATGGATCTTTTATTTTAAGTCCTAAACCAAATTTAGGTGAATATACAGTTAGTTATGATTACTATACAACTCATACTGACTTATCAGCACATGGGGATAATATGGGATTACCTGATAGATTTGCTCCGCTTATAATTGATCGATCAAAATATTATGTCTATATGTTAAGATCCGATCCACAACACGCACAATTAGCAGATAGAGATTATCAAAGAAAATTAAAATTATTAAAAACAGATTATGGTACTCATGCAGATTATATGAGATCTGATGCCATTGCTGAAAGTATTACAACAACTGTAGTATAGGAAAATAAATGGCAGGAACAGATACTTCACAAATATCCCCATATACAGCAAGTTGTGGAGGCGGACTTGTATTAAATAAGGATGTATATAATATGCAACCTGGTGAAGCCTTACAATTAAGTAATTTTGAACCTTCTGTTAAAGGGGGTTATAGACGACTTAATGGTACAACAAAATATAATTCTACAATAGTACCCCAAGTATCAGCTTCAAGTGAAAGAGTTTTACTATCAGCTATTTTTAATGATATTATTATAGCAGGACGTGGTGGAACCGTATATAGTGGAACAACAAGTGGATCCTGGACATCAAGAGCTACAAGTAAAGGAAGTACCTATACTTACGATTTTGATAAATATAATTATAATGGAACTAATAAAATTATAATTGCAACAGGTTCTACAAATGCATTTACATTAAATACAAGTTATACTGAAGATATTATAAATGCAACAGGGGGTGGAACAGCACCTACTGCACCTAAATATGTAAAGTCTTTTGCTAATCATATGTTTTATGCAGGAATGTCCGATGCAACTCATAATATTATTTTTTCAGGACCTTTTACAGAAGATGATTTTGATACTGGTGGAGGATCAGTTAAAGTAGGTGATGTTGTTACAGGATTAAAAGTTTTTCGTGATGAATTATTTGTATTTTGCCAAAGAAGAATTTATAAAATAACAGGAACTAGTTCAAGTAATTTTGCCTTAGCTGAAGTTGCTAAAAATGTTGGCACAATTGCTAATCTTTCAATTCAGGAAATAGGTGGAGATTTAATATTTTTATCTGCAGATGGTTTAAGAACAATTGCAGGTACAGAAAGAATTGGTGACGTTGAACTTGGTACTATTTCAAAACAAGTACAAGATAGAATTAATGATATTGAATATGATAATGTAACTTCATTAGTTATAAGAGATAAATCTCAATATCGTTTATTTTATCCTACTGATGGGGCTGAAAGTACTTCAAAAGGACTTATTGCATGTATTAAAGTTAATCCTAATACAAATCAATTAGGATATGAATATGCAGATATAAAAGGTTTAAAAGTTTCTAGTTGTGATTCAGATTATATTAGTAATGCAGAAACTATTGTTCAGGTGGATATGATGGATATATTTATAAACAAGAATCAGGAAATGTTTGGACACGAGCTAGTGCTACTAGTACTTTAGATTCAATTTATAGATCTCCAGATATGACTATGGGAGATCCAGGAATTAGAAAATCAATGGAAAGGGTAAACTTAAATTGGAAACCTGAAGGTGAGGTTGCTGCAAATCTTTTTCTTCAATATAATTATAATGATATTAATACTCCTCAACCAGCTGTTATTGCGTTAACATCAACTACAACTGGAGCGTTTTATGGAGCAGGAGTATATGGAACTGCAGCTTATGGACAAGGAGATATACCAATTACAAGAAAATCAGTAGAGGGATCTGGATTTGCTGTCGCAGTAAAAATAACAGATACAAGTACTAATATACCTTGGTCAATCCGAGGATTTCAATTAGAATTCGTACCAGGAGGACGGAGATAACATGGGAGCAACATATACAAGACAAAGTTCATCAGGAATTACAGATGGTGCTGTTATTGAGGCATCAGATATTAATGCTGAATTTGATCAACTTTTAGCCGCATTTGTAGCAGCATCAGGGCATACCCATGATGGTACAGCTGCAGAAGGTGGACCAGTAGCAAAATTATTAGGTACATCACTTACATTAGGTGATGGTACTGCGGGCACAGATATTACTGTAACATTTGATGGTGAATCAAGTGATGGTGTATTATCATGGATGGAAGATGAGGATTTATTTAAATTTTCAGATGCTATTAATGTTTGTGTAGATGACAC